ATGAAAACAGGCAGAAAACAGCGACATCATATAGCCGCCGATGGAAATCCTATTGTCGGATTGAGCAAGCAACCCGATGGACGCTGGCGAGTCATTGGCACGTCAATTCGGTTCTCCGAACCAGACGAAGCCAAAGCAATCGCCAAGTTCCGCGAACTCAAAAATCCGGACATCAAAGCCAAGTACGAGCGGCCCACCAATGTTCTCCGTGATCCGGGCATCTTCAGCAGCGACACGCAATGGATTGAGCTCAATCGTGGGTTTGCCGTATTCCATGAAAAACGTTTCTTCGCTTGGATAGGCGAACAGATACGCACCAAGCCGCAATGGATGGCGGAGCAGACTGGCGTAGAGCGACTGGCTTATCTGCCGCTGGCGAAGCCGCAACAGCCCTTGCCAAAGCCCGCAGAACTTCGAAGCCTCTTCGAAACGCATTACAAAAAGTCAGTTGAGCAAAAGAAGAAAGTTCTCAAGGCTTGGGATTATTTTGTGGAAGAGATAGAATTAAAAACGCTTGATGAGATAGACCCCGAGTTGGTTGTTGCGTTTCGCGATACATTGCACGAAGCCTACGGCCCTAAGACGCAATCGCATGTAATCGGCGGTATACGCCGCGTCTTTACGCTCGCAAAGGGCAGGGCGGTAGCCGTTGACGCTATAACTCGTATACAAGGTTATATTGCCCCCGAGTTGCTCCATCCTTCCGAAGAAACAGTAGTATCTAATCCTAAGCCAGTAGACGTAGACGACTTCCATAAACTACTGGACGCTGCTGTAGACCCACAAGATAGAGCGATGGTTTTACTAATGCTCAACGCGGCGTTATATGTTAAGGAAGTAATCGGTTTGCGATGGGATGAAATCAATAACGATTGTCTACTGACTAGAAGAAACAAAACAGGCAGACAGTTGCGAGCGGCGGTATTATGGCCAGAGACGATAGAAGCGTTAAACGCTTTGCCGCATAACCGCGATGAGATATTTGTTAGTTACGCTGGCGAAGCATTGAAGCAATGTGGTGGACATCGGCGGTTTATGCGAATTGCCAAGAAAGCAGAAGTAGCGGTAACAGGCTCTCAATTGCGAGACGGAGCATATACAGAAGCAGTAGCCGCTAATATACAATCGCAGTTGAGTAATATCTTTGTGGGGCATAGTAGCGGCATGGATGACAGATACGTTCTGCGTAACCCGAAGATCGTCAAACCCTGCTGCGATGCCGTATACGCTGCTTACTTTGCAAAGGATAAGACGGGGCAAAAGCCGTAATAGATGGTGGAGAATATATTGGCAATGTCTTTTAAGAATGGTCTAACTTTTTTCTACAGCTCTTGAGTCACCTAACCCAAAGCCCCTTTTGCAAGGGGCTATTTTTTATGTCTTCGCTCCCGCATTACAGCAATCCTCTCCAATATAGCAATCCGCTCTAAGGCTTTTCTTTCCTTGTAACGGATTTCCGGCCTAGGATCAGGCTCTGGACCATATAGCGGTCTATCATCAGGCACGATTCGTAATCGAAGATACCGCAATAGAACGTCTACAGAATCCGCTGTAAGGCTACTCTTGCCTTGCAGGAACGCATAGACGCTACTCCGTCCTACTTCGCCTTCGCAAGCCCTTACAAGCCGAGCATACGACCAATCCAATTCTTCCATCCGCGTCAAAATGGCTTCTCGAATCATGTCCGGAATCCTAACACGAGCTAGTACTGTTGAAAAATGAGCGGCAACAGAGGACATGAATTTCGGGCAAAAACAGGCAAACGTCAGCAGTAGCCCGCTCCGTTGGTACGGAGCAAAGTCAAAATACTGGCCGCGTATCAGACCCTATCTGCCCCCGCATACGACTTGGGTAGACGTGTTCGGCGGCAGTGGAGTCTGTACGCTGGCTAGACCAAGATCAGAAGTAGAAATCTACAACGAAATAAATCCGCTCGCTGCTAACTTTTGGCGGATAGTAAAAAGTAATCCGTTGCAATTACAGTCTCGATTGCGGCAGATAGTCCCAACGACGGAAGCGTTCTACGCAACTGTCAATACAGAGTACGATGATCCTATCGAGTCAGCGGCTATGTTCTATGTACGACAGCGGCTATCTTACAATGGCGAAACATTCCGTACAGTAAACCCCTGTTGCGGGATAGTAAACGGAGAACATAAAAGGCAAAAGATAGCCGCTTATCATAGTAAGATAGAAAAGATACCGCTCTATAGCCAACGTATGAGGGATGTAGTCATTAGCAATCAATGCTTCAGTAGTTTGCTAACTAAATATGATTCGCCTACTACGCTACATTACAATGATCCGCCATATAATAAAGATATGCGGAGCAGCGGAACATCGGCTTATGATCCCGAACTTACAGATGAACAACATGAGCAAATGCTTAAGATGCTACTACAACTAAAGGGCTATGTAGTTTTATCTGGCTATGACTTTAACTTTAAGTACAATATACCTAATACGCTCTATAGAGATTACTTAAGCAGTTGGTATAGCGTACATATACCGCTAATCTCTGCTGCTGCCCAATGGACGCAAAACAAAGGTATAAAGTACCGCGAAGAGTGTATTTGGATTAACCCTCAAGGATGGGACGCCCTACAAAGAAAGGTAGTAGTATGCTAAGCGAAGTCAACAAAACGAGAGAGTTGTACAGACAGCAACTAACGGAGTTGCTGCAATGGACGCAGAGCGAGTTGGTGAAGTTCGGGGAAAGAGTAGAAGCCCCAAAGGTAGCCGCTCCTAAGCCAGATGTAGCCGAGCGCGTGCGAGCAATTATGTCGCCAAATATGGCGGATACCAAAGCGGCTATCCTAGCCGTAATGACTACAGAGTTCCAATATCATCGCGATAGCGGTGGTATTGCGGCTAAGGCCGGCATAGACGCTCCTACAGCGTTAGCCGCCCTTAAGCAATTAGTAGCGGCAGGCACGGTAGAGCGGCGTCCTAATGCCGCACGTCCCCTGTTTAAGTTGTCCAGTACGCCAACTGGATAACTATGGCTACAGTAGCCGTAAAAGTCGTCAGGCACGTATTCCCAAACAATTTGTAGTGTAATTAAATAAATCCGAGAATTAGCTTGGTAGTGCTTTTTAAGCAAGTAAAATACTACTATCGCCGATGCAAAAGCCCTGACAGGCTTCCGGCTTACATTTGTTTGTTCCGGATCGGCGGATTGTCCAGTAGAGCATTACTGGGCAACCGCCGATTCTAATTGGTACAGGAGATAAGATGTTATTTTACACAGATGGACATATTGTTGGCGTCAAGTTAAATACGCCAATAGCGGAAAACGGACACGTATACGAATATATCGGTGTGCTTGTGTTCCATGACGGCGACGATAAAGAGTGCCGCAAAGATGGCTATTGGAAAATCAGCGATGGTCTACATGTCGTCCCCGGATTTAAGCATTATTTCGAAGCCGGCGATGTCTACACGATAGATATCCCTACTCGCGCAGGAAATAAGATTATCGAAGAGATGGGTAAGGACATCTCATTGCCCACAGAACCGATTAGCGAACTAACACCCATATAGTTTACAGGATGAAATACAATGGAACCAATTAAAACTTACTTTTGGATCGCTATCAATGGAAGCAGTTGTACAGCAAGCCCGGTCGCATTACGGGATACTGTAGTTGTATCTCCGATACCGCAGGCTTTGGTAGGATTTGATACGCAAAAGGAGCAGTTAGCCGCTCAACAGTTGTGCCTAACCGCTCCAATACCCAAGGTACGACAATGGATGAAAGGAATCCAGAAGCGTGCCCAACGCGGCGAAGTTCGGCTTATCGTCAACAGTAGGCACGAAAAGCGGTACGGGCAAACAACTTGGCTAATCTAACGATGCAATAGCAGGCACGTATATGAACGAACAAACAAGAGCAAAAGAGTTAGCAGCGGCTTTCAAAGCCGCCGGGTTTACATTGGACGTTTCTGACGACACTGGAATAGTAGTTAGTAGCGATACTGACTTAGACATTTTCGGTACGGGAGAAGTCGATAAGTTGCTTCGCGATTCGCTGAAGCCGGGCGAGCGGATGGTAAGTGACTTTAGTTGCGGCGATACCGACGAAAGAGATATAGAGAACTATATTACCACAGGCATAGGCGACGTATCAAAGATCGTGGCTATATATGTCAAGTCGGCAGACGAGAGCGGTTATTAGCCGCGTAAAGTAATCCTTCAGGCACGTATTAAATCGGAGTATGCTCCATGCTCACCGAAAACCTTTCTCCGGAACTTCGTGCATTATTACTTGTCGCTCATATAGAAGATGAGGAGCGGCGACAGCGACTATTCGATATAGTCACCAAACACCTAACAATCTTAGACAAACTCACCAACCCGGAAAAGTATTACCAGAAGCGGGAGGAGTATCTGCAATAAATGCAACTTAATGCGCGAGAAGCCACCGTATGGATGCGGTGGCTTTTTTTACGTCTATAATTAAAAAGGAATCTCTAACGGCATCCGCCAAATACAAACTAACAAGGGAGAATGAATGGAACAATCGATACAGAACAAGACCACAAAAGACGGCAAAATAATTACTGTCTACATCAACCGCCGAGACGGAGAAACTATCAAAGCCCTAATCGATGCCGAAGATTTTAACAAGATAAGCCCTTATCGCTATTGGCGAATTGTAGAAGGCAGAGGACTACGCTATATAGGCTCTAGCCGCTGGCAAGGCAATAAGAAGATTACTGTGCTACTACAGCAAATTATCTACGGGCCTACTAAGCGCGGAAACAAAATAACATTCAAGAATAACCAATATAACGATTGTAGAAAGAGTAATCTAATGGAAGTCTCGCAGACGGAACTATTGCATAGACCCCGTTATGGGAGTTGGTCAAATCTCCTACCTATTCCATCTAGGCCGGGAGATAACCCGAACAAGTCATGCGGCTACCGTAATATCTATAAAAACAAATGCGGCACTTACAACGTTGCCGTCAAGGTCGCTGGTAAGATGTTTACCAAATCCGCCAAGACGCTGGCGGAAGCCATAAAGATCAGAGACGCGATCCTAACTATAAATGGCTTAGACGGCATAAGAGCGGGTCGTGGCTGAGCTGGTAGACCTAGAGGCTTGGGGCGGCGGGGAATGGGCAACCAAACGCCAGAGACGTTCGCTCCATCGAATGGGCTTCCCCTATTGGATCGTAGCCCTAGCGACCTTTGAGCAGGCACGAATCTTGATAGAGATAGGATGCCAATGCAAGGCCATAGCAGCGTCAGCAGATGAGAAGCAGGCAGACGAGTTCGTGGACATTTGACATTGTGAATCTTTTCACGATGTATTGATAAATAGCGGCGGAAGCCGACAGACTAGGTGACTCCGTGCTTTGCCAGATAAGCGGGTCAAGAAAATTATATGATCGTGTACTTCAAATGATTTCAAGGCATTTAACCGATAATATAGAATGTAAGAGTAGTCCGTAGGGTGCAAGCCCCGTATAATTTTCTCCGACCATCGCGAATCTGGCAAGGCTCGCGATGGTCATTTTATTTAGGAGAAAATGAATGGAGACAACGAGCCTTGCCAAACCAAAACTACGCCGATTATATTTTCGGCTCATAAAAGACCCATCGCTAGACCTCGCCAGCCGGATCATCTACAGCTACCTTTGGAAATGGGCATTCATCAATTATAAGTCAGTCAAGAATCCTAAGTACAGCTACAAGCCAGTAACCATTAGACGCGTGCGCCGAGCAACTGGCTTCCGAGATACAACCATTAAATCTAAATTATCTATTTTAACGTCAAAAGGATATCTCGACAGCAAGATGGAGCCATACAAGAAACACGAAAACCTTTTTCGTTGCGTAGACGGTAATTGCAGTTTCCGCAAAATAGAATGGACAGAACGTGGCAGCCTGAAGGCGATAGTCGCTAAAGCATTTGTAGCAGGCACAAAAAAGAAATGTACAAATAGATACTTCGCTATATGTCTTGGAATCAACAGGAGAACTGTCTCTCGGATACGTCAAAATGGTGGCAACGGATGTCCCATAGGTGGCAACGGATGTCCCATCGAGGTGGCAACGGATGTCCCATTGGGTGGCAACGGATGTCCCATCGAGGTGGCAACGGATGTCGTACAAAGTAGAGCAAGAGAAGTAAATCAGCAAAAAGTAAACCTAATGGAGAATACCAATATAAACACCCCTGTCCTAAAGGACATATCTCTGTCTAATACAAAACCAGAAAATACAGAACCTGATGAATTGGATGAGGCGATAGCCAATATCTTGCACGACCTATACGACTAATATGGTTTTAGGTTTGCTCATAAACGACTTAACATCCATCCGCTCGGATGGATGTTAAGTCGTAATTCCCCCGTGGCAATACTTATTGGGGCGTAGCAAGATTATGACAACTACAAGTCATCGCTTAAAGACTTCATGGTAAACCGCAAGGGCTTCCTGTAAATCAGCAGGATCAGGATATTCCTTTGCAGTAGGAGCGTCAGCATCAGGGAACTCGTTTTTAAGCCGCCGGAAAAGGGCTAGATGCTGTTCGTGCTGGCTAAGCCCTTCCGCCGCTATCGCGTCATTGACGCGAGACTGTCCTTTTGTAATGCCTTCAGATAGCATTGCTGCCATCAAGGGATTAGTTGCCGACATTTCGGCTACCTTGCCCCTCAAATCGTTAAACATTACGTCAGCAAGGGCTTTGCCCTTCGCGTGTATCCCTTGCCAATAGCCAATGCCTGTACCCAGTACGGCAATTCCTGCTGAAGCCATTAGCCAGCGTCTAACCGACATATGCTCCAGTAGCCAACCTTCTATCTTGTTCATCACGACCTTTCTGCCGCTATGCGGCTGTTAAGCCGCCACGGGAATCTACCGCCTTACTTTTGTCAACAAAATAATTCTTAGAATCTTTCGTGTCAAATAGAGGGCTAATTGTCCACTTAGCCGAAATAGATAATAACAAGGAGAAAGTATTATGAAAGCAACATGGATTGAAAGAGCAGCCGTTAAAGAAGCCTATAGGGCATTAGATAGGAAAGCCAAACGCGAGCAACAGTTAGCATACGAGATTGTTTACTACCCGCGAAGCCGCTGAAGCCTATATCGCTACCCCGCAGGAGGTCGCATGCCTGAACAACTAGTTGGCAGCGGCTACGTTAGCCGATTATACGGTGTATCTGTACAGACGATCCATAATTGGATCGCTAAAGGCATAATCCCCGCTCCGCAGAAATCCCCTACCGGCCGTAGTCAATGGGATAAGAGCGAAATAGATAACTATAAACATCTAATGGAGAACAAATGAAATTGATTGAAACCTACTATAAAACTGATTGCCACAAATGCAAAGAAAAGCAAACTATTTTGAGGGGATCAATAGAAGGCGACAAGACTCGTAAAAGTATTTACTTTATATGCGATTATTGTGGCGTCTTAAATAAATTAAACATAGTATTAGGTAGCACAGTAATGGAGAGTAAATAATGGAAGACGACTATAACGAGATAGTAGAGAAGAAGTTTAATTGCAAAGAATGCAATAAAACTATAATGATATTATTCATGAAGACTGGCTACTCTGGCACGTATCCGCCAGTCTATTGCCAACAATGCTATAGCGATCTATCCGCCGACCTCGTTACGTCTCATATGACGGAACGAGTTGCAACAAGAGAATTATTAAAGTATCAACAATCAGAGGTATGCAAATGAGCGAATTACTATCTACAACAGAACGTGTAACCTCAACCAGTTCTCGCGCGGAATAGCCTCTAACTGATTACAACTGTAATCACTTAGCGTTATGCTCGGCAAGATATAACGCTTATTGGCTAACTGTATTACTCGAATGATACACCTATAAACTGTCAAGGTTCAATATGCTGCGAATTATCGCGGCCAGCAGATCGGCTTTGATGGGTTTTATTGTAGCGGTTCATTATTACTGAACCTTGACAGCTATTGCTGCTGGCGCTACAGTCGCTTTTATGAGCGACAAAAGCAAAACTATCGCCCTCTATACCCGTATCAGTACGACGCAACAGGATACCGCTAGTCAGATGCCAGACCTTCAACGATGGGTTGCTGCCAATGGCGGTAACGTCGTTTGGTTCACCGACGCGGTAACTGGCAAGACGATGGAGCGGCCCGGTTGGCAAAGGCTAATGGACGCCGTAAGACTCGGCGAAGTCTCTAGCGTCGTCTGCTGGCGTTTGGATCGATTAGGGCGAACCGCAAAGGGCTTGACAGCCCTTTTCGATGAGTTGCTAACTCGCAAGGTAAACCTTGTTAGCCTCAAAGACGGTATAGACCTTCTGACGCCAGCCGGCAGGCTCATGGCGCACGTATTGGCTTCAGTCGCACAATACGAAACTGAAGTTAGAGCGGAGCGAGTCAAGGCGGGCCAACTGGTCGCGATTGCTAAAGGTAAGCGATGGGGCGGAAGTCAGAAGGGCAAGGAAACCTCTTTGCGAGCGAAGCCAGAGCAGATAGAAGCGATAGCGGCCCTGAAAGCCCACGGCAAGGGTGTATCTGCGATTGCCAGAGCAACCGGCTTGACGCGAACAACGGTGTACTCATACCTTGCCGCTGAAGCCGTCTAATTTGCCCCACGATTCATTTTGCCGCTCCAAACGTCTCAATAGACCCTTTGCGGCTTCTGACGCTGTAGAGAGCGAATAGAAGCCATTATAGAACCAATGAAAAACCCCGCTTCAATGAGCGGGGTGCAATGCGTTAGGATGTAGAGGCGGCGGTTACTGTTCCAATTGAGTTTTATCTGGCATAGCGGTATCTAAAGTCTTAAGTACACGCTCGGTGATTTCAACTAATTCCACCTTAGAAAAAGCATTTGGATTTCTATCTAATTCATTCTTTATATTACTTAATTCTCGGTCGGCGTCAGATAGATTATTTGGCGCACGCCCATCGAAAGTAACCTTCCTGAATTGATTGTTAGATGTGGGTGTTTTATATCGAACTTGATAGTACACCCTTGATGGGAATTCAGTCATGATATCTCCTATACTATTAGGCGTTGCACAATTCGGACAAGGTACTTCCATGCTCCGTTTTGCGTTGTAGACCCATTTACGATCTCTGCAAACATTACATTTAATGATTTGATTTTTCATAGGCGTACTCATAAATCTGCACCGTTTTCGTGAAGTTTTCCACCAGCCATACAGACAATAGTAAAACGACCTTTGGCAACCCACTTATTTCCAGGCTCAGCGGTATTCAGAAAATGTACTAGATCCGCCATTTCATCTGGAGTATCCAGAAAGATCGAGAATTCAGCAATAATTTCGGTCTTATTGCCGATCATTTTATGAGGCTCTTGCCCCTCTAACCAGTGGCCAGTAAAGAGTTGATTTTTCATACGCGGCAAGATAACCGATAGATGCCGCGTATGTCAATAGCTAATCGTGAGATTGTTATAGAAGCTATCGCTATAGCGTTAGCCGTTATCAGATAAGGGTTTAGCGGCTTCTAACGCCTCTATCGTTGCTTATCACTTATGATAAAAAATATGACGCTGGCAGCGATACTTGCGATGTTCATTGCTTTTTGTTCCTTGTATAAACCCTATCGCCGTTCTCTGCTAACTCGACAGTAAACTCATCGCCATTTTCGCCGATGATAATCCATTCATCTACGACCATAACAAGCGTACCGTAGAGGTCTTTACGGTAATATGGAACAAATTGCTCAGCGGGCACGATATAGCGATCTACATCGTTAGGGACAACTGTAGGGCATTTCTTGACAACGGGGAAAGTATGGGGCACGAAGTCGGGGTTATCTAGTTCTCTCTCATCGTTCCTCGATTGTTCCATTTGTTCTCCTGTATCAGTTGTTTCATATCTGCTAAATCTATCTTATTGGGCCAACCATATTCTATACGGTATGTCCAATAGTTATCAATGCCGCAGAACTTAATTCCTATCGCCTTTTTGCCTAGAGGGATAATATCTTCTATGCCGAGTTCTGCTAATTCGGCAGTTGCCCAACTATTGCGGTTGCGATAGGCGGCTATAAAGTCTAAGGGGTTATCCATATTAAACAATAAGTCGGTGTTTCATGCCCGGTATCGTAAGTAGGAGCAGTAGGTTCTCCCTACGCATCATAGCCGGCTTATTGTATTATCTATCGTCAATTAGCCAGTTACATTCCAATTAGTTCCATCGGCAACAACGGTAAAGAAAGTATATTGCGTTGTAAGCGTCTTTGTAGACGCTCCGTCAATATTACCCCCGCCAGTAGCAACTGTAAGGGTATTAGCGGAGTTGATTTTTTTAATAGTTATCCGCATACCGCTGTTACCCGTTGCGGAAGGCAACGTCAGCGTAAAGCCCAAAGAGGTACAGTCGCATAGATAGACGCTGTTGCCGCTTGCGGTGGTCGTAGTCGAAATAGAAGACACCTGAACATACTCGACTCCGTTAACGACGATGCCTGTGCAAGTAACCTTTGCGTGGGTAATCCCACCTTGGTTATCTCGTAGGGGAATTGTATTAGGAGTTGCGGCAGTATCCGCTTGATTATTTTGAACGCCGGTAGCAATTAAAAGTGTAGACATACCCCCCTATTCCAAATAGTCGCTTATTGTACCTTTGAAGAATACGTTTATTCGTACAAATTAAAAGGTACGAACCGCTGTACGAATCAATAGTTACTGTATATGGCAGGAAAACAAGGCAAACGTTGGAAGATAAGTATTGGCAAGGTTAAGCGTCTCGGCGGCATATTGGTATATGCGCAATTCTTTTGCCGACCGCTAGATGAAACAGACTATCGGGCAAAGTACGCGGCTATAACCGCTTTATGGAAAGCCAAACTATCAAAGGGCGAAACGTATTGGACAATCGACGAGCAGCGGGAAATGGGCCGCAACGGCTTGATAGTTTATAGCCCTCGCAAGATCAAAGAAGACGAAGCCCTTAAGTTAATTTATGACTCTCAAGCCGATCCAATATCTAATACAGAGTTAGGCCCATTATGTAATGAGGATGGAATGGTACGGCCAGACGCGGCAGTACCGTTAGTAGACCTTATCGCCCGCAATATAGTAATCAGAAAAGACTTTAGGATAGAGTTGTTTAAGCAACTGTTCGAAATGGCTAGGACAGACCCTAAGAGTTTATTCGAATGGTGCAATCGGAATCTTGGATGGAGCGGCAGTCAGGCTTCTACGATACTCAATATCCTACCGGGCACGAATGGGGCCGGGGCAATAGCGTTTGATGCGAGCGAAGAGGATGTTATAGATGCTTCTGAAGAAGAAACTACAGACGCTCCTACAGACGACGGAACGGCATGATATTACAGATAGCGATTATAGATGGAGCGAAGCCGCCTAAAGCATTAGTAGAAGCCGCTAAGAAAGAAAAGTTTGACTGGGGCGAAGCGGTCGGCAACTATAAAATCTTCCCCTGTCATTTAGCCCAACTCGACATTCTCCGCAGCAAAGCCAAGTTCACCTTTGCCTTTGCCGGCTCCGGCGGCGGTAAGACGATTCTGGTGCCGCTTTGGATGCTTAAATGCTTCCAACGTAACCCACGGGCTAGAGCTCTACTTGTTTCGCCTACCGAGCGTATCTATCAGGATAGCGAACTGAAGCGGCATATTATCGAGACGTTCTCGGATACCGCTTTTGCAGGCGAGTGGCGGCAGAAATATAAAACCTACGTACTTAAAACTGGCGGAGAGATAGTTGTTAAAACCGCTGAAGATGACGCCAATAGGATTAGAGGCGGGCAATATGATTTTGCCGCTCTCGATGAATGCTATGTTATGTCGCCAGAAGTATGGGAAGAGGCCAGACGCCGCGTATCCAACGCTAACGGCCCGCTACTCGGCGTAACGACCCCCGACAGTAATAATTGGATATACAACGTTAAACAAGCATACGACGGTGGCGATACGGATTACTATGTAAGAACTTGGAGCAAGTTAGATAATCCGACAGTATCTACTCTTGACGTTAAGCGAGAAGAAAAGCTATTAAACCCCGCTCGCTATGCCCGTATGATAGAGGGCAAGTTTGCTACGTTAGAAGGCTTATGTTATCCATGTTTCTCTGATGAGAAATCGCCAGAGTACCCGGTAGTTAAGGCCGATCCTTACAAGCGGCTTATCTCGCCACCTGTTAGGTTCTTCAGCGGTAACGACTGGGGATATTCGCCAGACCCAGCTGCGCATATCTTATTTGCCGAATGTGAAGATGGCATTATATACGCTGTGGATGAAATCTACGGTACAGAGATAACCCCCGATGAGTATGCTCGTAGAGTTAGAGCCTTAATTGATAAATGGGCATTAAAGCAAGATTCTAAGTACGCTTCTCTCGCTCAAGGGGCTTATACGACTTGCTGGACAGATACTAGCCGTCCAGAGCATATGGGCACGTTTCGTGCCCTCGGTATTTCTATAAGAAAAAAGAAGATAGACGACATACTCGGTTCTATTGCGGTTGTGGATAGTTGGTTCAGGGCTGGCCGCTTAAAGGTTTATCCTAATTGCGAGAACCTTATCAGAGAAGCCAAGGGCTACGCTTGGCAAAAGAACCGCAAGGGCGAGACGAAAGATATGCCTAACGAGAAGAATAACCACGCGTGCGATGCGCTCCGGTATGGCGTAAGTAGTCAGATGTACGGCAAGACGCCAGAGCCTTTAGAAATAGTTATCTCCGCTGAACTATCAGCTCAACTCCATAGTCAGAAGATAGAGCGTTACGGGCTTAACGAACAAGATTTGAAGGATACCGTGGAGCGGCAAGCGAAACAGAAGTATTCAGAGTGGTTTAATCGGATGATAAATCTGGAAGCGGGACAATAATACGTGCCTATCGAAATTGTTAAGGATTTGAATAGAGAGATTGAATCTCTTACCAGCAAGGGTTACGGCTACGCCGACGCGCGTAAGATCGTAGCCGACAATGATGCTCGCTATGAGAAGTACGTTAAGGCGTCTTTTACTGATAAATCTTTTTGGGAATCGCTAAGCGATATCGGCGGCGGCATTGGCTACGACCGAACTATAGCCGACGATTACCGATTACTGGCTACCTACGTCAACGATGATATCGTTCATACTTGTATAGCCCTCAATGCTAATGCGGTTGCGTCTCTCCCTTACGGCGTATACAGCGAAGATGCTAACGCCAAGCAGTCGGTTACAAAGGCTCTTTGCAAAGCCCGCAAAAAGTCAATGGGTAGTCGCTTTCGTCGTAAAGATATAGATAGCATCGTAGAGCATCTGCAACACCCGCTATTCGATATAATCGAAAATGACACAGAAGATTTAAATAACGTGGATATGGTTCGCCTTACCGTTACCTATTTACAGATTTGTGGTCGCTCCTATTGGCAACTCTTGCAAGATTCGCCGACCTCGCAATTAGAAGGTATTCGTATCTTAAAGCCTTGGTTGGTATTTCCTTTTCGAGATATAGACGGCAACGTTGTATCTTACTTCTATACCAATATCTACTATGGAATGGGCGGCAAGCAGACCTATGAACGTATCGAATTATCAAGAGAAGAGATAGTAGACTTCCGTTGGCCGTCGCCTAGCGATCCATACGCCGGCGGAGATAGTCCCCTTCGCGCCGCTTATATGAAAATAGCCGTCAACGATAAGTTCGTTGAATGGATGAATCGGACGCTCAATAACCGGGCACGTATTGACGGCATAGTTACCGTGGACGACGCCGATCCGGCGGTACGTACAAGAGTAGAATTAGATTTTAATAACAAGTTTGGCGCGAGCGGCAATGGTGGCGTATTGACGGTAGATGGTAAGAAAGTACATTTTACCCCTATCTCTTATAGCCCTACCGACCTTGCCCAGCTAGAGATTAACGACGAAGTACGTACAGCGGTATGCAACGTTTTGGGAATACCTCCCGCGTTAGTCAGCGATGATCCAAAATACAGCAACTTAGAGAACTCGAAAGAGCATTGGCAAAGAGGCACGATACTGCCGCTCGTTAAGCTGATAGAGGGCAGAATCAACAAGTATATTCTGCCGCGCGTAGATAAAAGCGGAAAGACTTTCTTTGCGTTTGATAATCCTATTCCAGAAGATGCCGCGTTTGCTTTGGAGCAAGAGAAGGTATCTGATGCATTATTCATCGCGGTATTAGTCGCTAACCCCGATGTAATTGATCCAAACGAAATGCGAAGCCGTCTAGGGTTAGAGGAATGGGGAGCGGAGCGTCTGGCGGAGTTAGATGATAATACGCCAGAAGAGCCTACCGAGCAAGGTACAGATGATAATGAGCCGGTAGACGATGAAGCGGATTTAGATGCTGATGAAGCGGTAGTAGGCGGCAAGCAAAAGAAGTTCGCGGCCCTTCTGAAGATAAATAAAGAAGTCGCTAAAGGCAATATCCCTCGTGCAATCGCTATCAATTTGGCGGAGCGGCTAGGTTATGAAGATGCCAAACAATTGGTTACGCATCCAATAGAAAAGATAGCCGCTTGCAAATGCAACAACTGTATAACGTCCAAATCGGCGGTTACGCTAGAGACAACAGAAGGAAAGATTAAAGACGCAGCAGCGTCCTACTTCAGACACCTTAAGGCTCAAGCCAATGGGATAATCGGTAAAGCCTATAGAGGCGGTATTACCAAATCAGATACGGGAATCGTGCCTGATGTTTTCGTTGATATGCAGCAGTGGGCAAGGAATCTAAAAAAGACGCCAGATGACCTGGCGTACCGCGTAAAGCCTTTGATTGAAGTGGGGATACGGGAAGCCGCCAACGGCAAACAAACGACGCTGGAGCGAGCTGGGGCATCGCCAGACGCATTCAGCGTTCTGCCCGCCAAAGTCGGCGAGTACGCCAATAAGCGATCCTTACGGCTCGCTCAGTCAACGCTCGATACTGTTGGCGATCATGTTGTCAACGCTGTTGAAGAAATCAAGCAAGCGATATTAGATGGCATTGTACAAGGCGACAGTATCGGCAAGCTTAAGGATCGTATCGGGGAATTCTTCGATGACGCGGCGGAATGGAAAGCAGACGAGATAGCTCGTACAGAAACTTCAGCGGCAACCCATATTGGCCAAGTCGCGGCGGCAAAGGCCAGCGGCATAGTTAGAGGCTTCCAATACTTAATCTCTGCTGATGCTTGCCCAGTCTGTCAAGAGTACGCCGATCAGCAAATAGATTTAGCTGATTACGATGATAGCGGTGTAGTAGACGCCGATGGGGCAGTGCCTCTACACCCGAACTGTACATGCTCTTTGGAAGAACTACTAAGGGATGAAGGGGAACAGGAAGAAACAGACGAAACATAAGTAAGAACTTATTTTCTTACTTGGAGTTTCAATGAGAGTTTATCAGAATTACTATTTAAAAGTTAGCGGGGAATGGAGATTACTTATTATCGGGATCAATGACAATCGGGCTACTATCAACGAAGATATTACTTCGATTGATGACTTCTTATCTAATAGATGGATAGGCGGGAACCTTATTGATATTACGGAAGTCAAGATTGATGAGGGCGACATTTCTCGTTTAAGAGATATAAGTTGGACTAGAAACATAACTGGTTACATACGCGGCATGGGAAAAGGGAAAGATCGTAAGATGGTTTTTCTACATCGCTATATCATGAAGCCACCTACTGGCATGGTTATAGATCATATAAATGGCGACAAGTTAGATAATCGCCGATGCAATCTCCGCATAGCGACCTACGCCCAGAATAGTCATAATAAGGCTTCTATCAATATCCGAAAAATAGGTAACAACTATAACGTACATTTCAAAGTTAATGGTAAGCAACGAAGTTTTGGCACGTTTACAACTTATGAAGAAGCCGAAAAGCGTAGAGCAGAGGTTAAGTATCAACTCGCCTTCGGAACATTAACCGCTAAACCAACTATACAAAGTAGTACCGGCGAACGGTACGTTAAACAATCGGGCGGAAGGTATTCCGTAGTTAAGCCGGTTAATGGGGTACGTAAGTTCTTAGGATATTTCAATACGTTAGCGGAAGCCATAGAGGCCCGTGATAATAGCGATAGCGAGGATAACAGCGATGAGCAATAAACCTACTAACTATTTTGAGGCTATGCAAGTATCCGCGCGTAATGGCTTGAAGTGGATTAAGGATAATAAACTAACCTACTGGCAGAAGGTCGCTAAAGCAAAGTACAAGAATAAGAACAAGAAGGGGCAGAATGTTAACAGTAATTAAATCCTACGATAGTAGCCTTACCCTTGACGAAGGCTCAAGAACTGTATTGGCGGTTATATCTTCTGATTCTGTAGACCGCGATGCTGAAGTAGTTAGCCCAAAGGGTATGCACAAAAAGACATACTCTGCTAATCCTATCGTTCTATTCAACCACGATAAGAGTTCTCTACCCATCGGCAAAGCCCTTTGGATTAAGAGCGATATTGACGATAGCGGCAGAGGCGTTATCAAAGCAAAATACAAGATAACTGACAAGACGGAGCAAGGTAGAGCAGTATTCGACTTGATGAAAGAGGGTATCCTTACCAGTCATTCTCTGTCGTTTCTATCTAACCATTCGAGCAAGCCTACTACGAAAGAGATTAACGAGCGGCCAGAGTTACAGCAAGCGAAGATGATACACCGCGACTGGGAGCTCTTAGAGTTTTCGGTGGTAACTGTCCCAGCTAACCCTGATGCAGTTGCATTAGCGATTAGCAAGGGCTATAGCGATAGTATTATCAAACTACTCGGCGGTAATGAAAATAAAGGGATAGAACCGCCTAAGCCAGAACAACACGATAATACGCAAGTCGATTTTAGTAAGTCGATTCGCGATGCGGCCCGCAATGTCAAGATCAGCGTTGATATTGACAAAGCGATAACTGCCGCAATGGCGCGTTGGAATTAAATCTAACGTACCGACAGAACAAGGTTAGCGTTTGTACTTATCAGTGCTTATCTATCGACGTTAGGAGTAGAACTACCAACGCGAGTCAAGGGGCATAGAGATAACGGCGTAGCAAATCTTGTTCGGAAATATCCAATAGTTTTTAACGGGATAACCGAACATGAAAGTAAAGATTCTCAAAAATAAATACGGCTACGTTGCCGGTAATGAAGTAGAAGTAGCAGACGCTGTAGAAGCCAAAGACTTAGTTGATAAAGGCTTCGCGGAAGAGGTCAAGGTAGATTATATTGCGGAAGCAACTAAGACTATCGAAGATAACCTCAATAAAATGACAGACGGCATGGTGGAGAAAATCTCCACAGAAGCCGCTCTGAAGACAATCGAGAAAGTCAATAAGGGTCTAGGCAAGCGTCGAAATATCGTCGTTGGGCCAGACAACATTACTCTTGATCCTACTGCCGGGTTTAAGAGTTTCGGTAGGTTTGCCGCCGCTGTTGTTGATAAGGCAATGGGCAAAGATACCGACAATGCAAAACTTATTCAAAAGGCTGGTATCGTTGAACAGACAGACGGCGTATTAGTTCCTACTCAATACTCCGATCAGTTCTTCGCAATCCTTAATAGCGAAGATTACTATGCAAATCTGGCTTACCCTCTACCTACCAACACAGAAACCTTCAAACTTGATATTGATAGTTTGGTGACTATCGGTACTAACGCCGTAACCGGCGGATGGGTTTCGAGCGGTGGTGGCGTTAGCCCTTATGACGGCAATCAGGCTACTGAAAAAGGTAGCGGCATTGCTAATCAGATTTCGTTCTCTCTTAATAAGTATATGACATTGGTTGGTGTCTCTGACGAAATGCTTGGAGATCAAAATGTACAGTTGCCAACTATCGTAGACCGCAAGGCTATGTACGACATAGTGTTTAACGTTAACGACTGCATAATTAACGGAACTGGTAGCGGACAACCTCAAGGTATTGTCGGTTCTGCTGCTACGATTGCAGTCGTCTCTGATACTACCGACGAATACGTTTCCGGGGTAGGCTTCTCTTTCAAGGATATGCGTAATATGCTTGCAGCCTTCCGTAAGGTTCAAGGCAAGAGCAACCCAGTATGGTTTATTGGTTATGACAGTATGCCCGCTGTTTGGGATTTGAAGGATGATAGCGGTCGCTCGTTGTTTATTCCTTCTGCTGGCGGACAAATCGCTAATGCTCCGTATGGGCAGTTGATGGGTATTCCTATCGTAGTATCCGACCATTGCCAATCTTTCGGCACTAAGGGAGACATTATCCTTGCCGATATGGGGGCTTATATCTTTGTCACCAAAGCCGGACAAGAGGGCGTACAAGCCGCTCAGTCTGTACATCTTTGGTTCGATAAAGATAAGACTGCACTAAGATTCACGATCCGTTGCGACGGGCGTCCGGGGCTTAATGCTCCGCTCAAGTTGAAGAACAACAACACGAAGTTGATGTCACCATTCGTTACATTGGCTACTCGTACCTAATAGTATTTAACAACTCTCTAGGGGCTAACGCTCCTAGAGAGTATTTTCTCTCTTGTTGCTCGTGTGCTGTGCAATAGGGCGGTAGGGTTTTATTCTTTGTTCTCTACCGTCCTATTGCGATAAGGGCTTAAATGGCTTCAGAAATCAATATACAGACAGTACCGCTCATCCAAGGGGCTAACGTATATGCGGTTATCTTCGATTACCGCGACTTTGTTTGGAATAACTCTACAGTTGCCTTCGAATCATTTACAGTAGCCAACTTTGCAAATTATGCGGTTACTCTTACCGAGACGCCGGCCGGAAGCGGCTATTATGTCGGCAACTTTCCCGTTGGCATCCAAGTAGCCGGCACCTATGGAGCGGTTATCTTTCGCCGAGCAGGCAGTACGCCAGTTACGTCTGATTTAGAAATAGGTACAGGCACGATAGTTTGGAACGGAACTGGCCAAGTAACTCCGCCTTCCAATAACCAACTATGCTCCGTTGCCTATGCTGTCTCGCTAATGAATCTTTCCGCGCTTCAGGCTTCTATAGACAACGGTTTTATTTCGTCTCTCATAGACGCCGCGACCGCCGAGATACAGCATTATTGCCGCCGCGATTTCTTTAATCAAACTTATACAGATGCGTACGATGGCTTGGGAACTCGCAAGTTGAAACTACGACAGTTCCCCGTTACCGCTCTAACGAGCGTAACGTATTATCCAAATACCAATAACCCGGTAACTGTCAGCGGACAGTATTATACGTTAGACGCGGCGGCGGGCATTATCTCCGCTATTGGCTATAATAATCCGTCCTACTATCCGGCTTTCCCTTATGGTATCCAAAATATAATAGTCACCTATTCATCTGGCTATGGAGTTATCCCCGCTAACTTACAACTCTGTTGCGGTTCTATAGCCAAGTTGCTCTACATTCAAAGGGGAACCGACCTATTAGCCTCTAATCTCAAGGTAGGGGATTATCAGGCGCAATACAGCCTTAATGCGGCGTCCGTTATTAGCGGCGACTATGCGATACAAGAAGTGCTTAATCGTTATCAGGATCAACCGCTATGAGGTCTATAAGCCAAGGAAAACGGTTGCTCAACTCTACTTGCAGCGTATACGTTTCATCGAATAGCAGCAACAACGGTTTTCCGCAACCTTCTACGCCGGGTACTTCTGTTGCTACTAACGTGCCTTGTCGTATCGAGAAACTAAAGCCCGATGTCGCGGCGGTACTGTATATGAAGTTAGACGTTACCAATATGTACCGTCTTTACTTTGCTGGCTATCCGGTTACAGACGCCAATGGTACTACGATAGATTTAGATATTAAGACAATAACCTACTCGTTTGCTATCGCCCTGTCAGATGGTTCTATAGGCTATTACCAATTAGAGAGTGTTTGTGACGTTGATTTAATGGGGCAATTATTACAAGTAGATTGCATACGCAAGCCCTATAAAGGCGGTACGTAATGGCTTTACGTTGGCGAGGGGAAGAGTTCAAGAACTTTATCCGTAAGAATGAGGAACAGCGGTTAGAAGCCGCCGCTATCTATCTACAGAACAAAGTCAAAGAAGCGATCAGCGATCCTTCTCCGCCAGTATCCGATCCGGGACAACCGCCCCATAAAGATACCGGCACGTTGCGGGCTTCTATATCCCACGAAATAGATAAGCAGACTAAGACGGCCAGAGTCGGCAGCAATAGCGAAGTAGCCAAGTATCTCGAATTAGGTACGGATAAGATGTCGCCACGACCCTTCCTTGAACCTACCTTGAATGCCAATAGAGCGGAACTTAAGCAGATATTAGCGGGGAAGATGGAATGATATTAGACCTGATACAATCTCTGCAAACTACTTGGAATACCGCTACTGCGTTAACTTCCGTCTTAGGTTCTCTGGCTACTTCCCGGCAAAAGGATGCGACTTTGACCCCCTATTGCGTGGTGGATATTCTGGAAGGGCAAGACGCCGAGCGGGAAACTGGGTTGGATATACTTATCTATCAGCCGATTGTTTTCAACGTATTTGGTACAGATGGAACTATCGTAGCAACGGCTACCGACAATATCCGTGCTGCTTTCGACTTTATCAAACTGCCGCTCAATAACTCGCAATGCGTTATTTGCCAATTCCGTACAGTTAGAGTTTATGCGTTAGATGACAAGGTATTTCATGGCTACGTTAAGTATTATGTGTTAACCGCCGAGACGCTACCGAGATAAGATAAAGGAACGTAGCCCGCTCCTGTCGTAATAATAACTCATCTACTGTCAATCTTAAGGAGATTAAATAGATGAGTTACCCAGATACATATTTTCATGGCAAAGACGGGTCTTTATCCGTAGGGGCTACGGTTGTTGCTATTCAGAACTGGAAGATAACCGATACTGCTGGCGGAGAGGACGTTACCGCCACGACCGATGGCGGCTACTACGTGCCGCAAGGCGGAGTTCATAAAGCAACCGGATCGTTCCAAGCCAAGTGGTTAGCGACTACTACACCGCAATCTCAAGGATTCGCCAAAGGTACTAAGGTTGCTAATCTGGTCTGTTACGTCAACCTTGCTAATACTATTGGCTGGACTTTCACGCTGGCCTATATCGTTAGCCTTGAACCAGAAAACTCGGTCAACGGCGTAGTTACTTATACTTGCAACTTCGAAAGTTGTGGTACATATACTTCGCCTACCTAATTAGGAACTTTTTAACAAAGGAAACATATGAGCGATACTACTGCGCATATTGCCGCACCAATTTCGCGTACCATCAAAGGTACTGCTTACGAACTATCTCCGCTCACGATGAGCGATATTATCCGCATACAAGACTGGGTGCGGCAATCTATCTATAACGAAGCCAAAGCGTTTGTATCTGGCTTGGATTTAGAACTGGCCAGCCGCCTACTCGATAAAGCCAAAGAGAAAGCGGATGCCGCTTCGCCGGGTACTGTCGCCTTTGACAAGGCCATGATGTCCGTCGGTGGAGTTTATCAAATCTTCTATCTAACGCTTCGCCATAATCATAAAGATATTGATTATGACAAGGCGGAAGAATTGCTAGACGCTGAAGTATTGGCTAATGGTCGCGATGAGATTATGAAGGTACTTACGAAACTGGCCGGCTTCAAAGGGGCAGATGAACTCCCTTTTGTGGAGAAGAAGAAGAAATAGATGAACCGTGGGATATTGAGGGCTTATATCGTAGCGTTATAGAGGGCAGTAATTACGCGATTACTCCGCCAATGCTCGACGCGATGACGCCGGCTCAAATAAGGGTAATGCTGCCTAAGCAGAAAGCCAGTTCGGAGCAGATACACCGCTTAGGATTGAAACAGTTAGAGAAGTTAACGCCAGAAGAAAGAGCGGCGTTAAAGCGGCAAGGGGTTAACGGGATATGAGCGATTTTGCATTAGCGGAAGCCTTTGTGGAGTTTGGGGCGCACGACACCGCTCTATTCGAATCTATAAGCAAGATCGGCGAATCCCTTAAAGACTTCGAGCTCAAATGGTCAAAGATAGCGACTATCGGTAAAGCCGCGTTTCTATCTATTGCTGGAGCAGCGGTATTCGTTGCTACAAAGGCAATGGAAGCATCTGATGCTTTCGAAGAAATGAAGACCGCTCTACACGACGATAAAGCCGCCACTGAGCTGGAAGAGTACGCTAAATCGCTACAGATGATAACTCGCTACAGCAAGGATGCCGTTGAGCAAGGTATTACCTATGCCGCTCAACTCGGCGTTCAAGCCGATCAGATGAAGTTAGTTACTGAAGTCGGAATTGGACTTGCCAAAAAGTTCTTTGGCGGCGAATTGCGAGAGGGGATGAGAGCAGCGGCGTTAGCCACAAACGGCAACTTTCGCGAGCTGCAAAAACTTATACCGCAACTAAGATATACAACCAACGCTTACGCTCAACTGTCTCTGGTACAACGAGCCGGCCTAGAAGGCTTTCAGCAGGAAGAGGACGTAGATAGTACCTCAAAGGCATTATCCGAACTCTGGCATGAGTTAGGGGAAGTAGCCGAGCAGTTCGGCAAGCATCTATTGCCGTATCTTAAAGAAGCGGCTAAATGGTTTGAAGCCCTTGCAATCAAGATAGAGCAATTAACCCCCGTGCAGACTAAATCGATTGTAAAATGGGTAGCAATAGGAGCGGCAATCGCCGGCGTCATTGGCCTTGCTCCCGAGTTCGTCGCCTTTGGCAAGATCATAATCGCGACAATCGGCGGCATAATTGAAGCCGTTATTGCTCTTGGCGAAGTTATGGGCGCGGCAATGCTCGCGCCCTTTGGGCTAGTCATACTTGGCATTGGCGCAATGGCTACCGCATTCGCTTATTTCATCGGTGTTGGAAAGACAGCGGTAGATAAGACTATTGACGGCTTTATGCAAATGGCGTCGTTCCTAGACCATCTATTAGGCTCGTGGAAGGGGTTTACGACTGGCGTGGAGATTCTATACGATCAGATGGGATCGTATCTCCTAGAGGGCTGGGTCAACCTTAAAAACTATCTCTTGGATGGTTGGGAATATCTGGCGGAAGGAATCTCTACTGCGTGGTGGGATGCTTTCGAGGGAATGAATCTGGCATGGAATACGCTTAAGACTGCCGCTAAAGAGTTTATGAATTGGTTTGTGTCAAGTTGGTCGGCAATGACTACATCGCTAGGCGATATGATAGCCGATGCCTTTGCCGGTGAAGAAACGCAATTTACAAAAGACTATAAGAAGAAAGAACGAGCAACCCGTGACGCTGGCATAAATAAACAATACGGATTAGATCAAGCCGCTATCGACAGCGACTACAATAAAAACAGTGCATCTATCAAGAGTAGTTTCGGAGAGGCCCGCGATGAGAGCCAAAAGAAGCGTCAAGACAACCGAGCGGCAAATGACAAGCAAGCCAACAAGGATTTAGCAGATGCCGAGTTAGCCAGACAGAAGAACCTGAAAGACGGTATGGCAAAGATAGATGCTATGCCGAAACTGACGGATGACATTAAGAAACTCTACGACAAGATTAAGAGCGGAGTAGGCTTGGACGGTATTCAGAAGTTGCTGGACGGTATACAGAAAGAGGCGGATGACCTCAAGGCGAAAGCCAAAGACGAAGCCAATAAAGGCGGTAAGGGCAATCTAAGACCTAATCGTGGCGTTGCTACTGGCGATATGAAGATGGAAGATATTGGCGAGACATTTAAGCGAATGGCGGCTATGCGGATGATGGGTGGTAGCGGCGATATGAATAGTCAGATAGACGTTGCAAAAGCGGCGTTAGTGGAAAATCAGAAACAGACGCCGATCTTACAAGGCATAGCGGCTAATACCGGCAAGATGGCATCTAATCCCGGATGGGCGAGGGCGGCATAATGGCACAAGTAAGTAAAAACGATCCTACATACTTCTATCAACAAAGTATACAAACCAATGGTGGCCCGCAAGTTTGGTATAACGAACTTAATAAGGATAGTGGCGTAGAGAGTTACGATTGGAGTCCGGATACTTTAGGTATAGGGGCTACCCTAATAGTACGTTGCGATTGGCAAGACCGCTATGACCTTATGGGGGCTTTTAAGAATCAACAGCATCCGGACGTTGCTTGGATGTTCGCCGAGACTTTTAATATGAAGCCGAGCGGCCCGCCTCTCGGCTATCGCAGCTGGCCCTTTGCTCATATCGAGATAGGCTATAAAAACTTCTCTTTCGATCCTACCGACTTTAAGGAAGTACATGTTAAAGCATCCGCTCAGACAATTATCATACCCGGTAATACTTTACAATATACTTCTGGCGATACAATCCAAGATATAACCCCTGTCTTTCTTCCTATGAGCGATATAGAAGTCACCTTGCATTTTCAACCTTTGGTCAATGAGGACGCTTACGCCGCGATTCAAAATACCGTGAACGCCGCTCCGTTTAATGTAGTAGGTACTGGCGGGCATACTTGGCCAGCAGGTCATTTACTCTACCTTGGATGGGATATAGATGAAAAGTTTACCTTAGCTGGCAAAGTATTCGAAATAACCCATCGGCTACTCGGTAGCCCGGTAGACCAACGACAACAGTTTAACAAAGCGACTGGCGACTTCGAATTAGTTAACACCATCAACGGAAATAATTATATCTACAATTCTGGCGACTTTAGCGTATTAGGTATAGCAGGATCAACACTCCTATGATCTCTCAATCAAAAATACCCAAACTAAACAAGGGCGATTTAATAACCGCCGACTGGCTTAACTCGCTACGCGATGAGTTAATCCGTCAAGGGAACTGGGGAATATATGGGGCGACATATAAGAGTACGTCTCTTGGACAGCAGTTATGGATAACTGGCGCGGCAGGTTTAACCGTCCTACAAATTACTAGCCAGAACACCGCTGGCGCATGGGGAACGTATCAGGCATTACCCTTTACGCCTACTACGCCAATACAAGTTACGGGGATTACCGGAGCGACGTTGCCGCTCTCTACGTTAGGGAAGCAGGTAGGAACGACGGATAACGCGGTATGGTTTATCAATATAGAAGAACTATACAAATCAAATACAGATACAAATCATTACGACTTAGGAGCGGGAGCTATCGTTCTCGCTATACCCTTTGGCTACGGTGACGATACCAATAAGTCTTCCTGCTATCTAGGCTTAATGTTCGGATATCAAAACTGTTGAGGGGATATCGTGGCTATTCTATTACGCGATCCAATAACCGGAGCGTTAAACCGAGACGAAACTACCGGGGCAATTTGGACAGTAGGTTGCGAAGCCCCTTGTTGCGGCACTTGCTATTGCTCTACCGATAAATCGCAAACGTATCCCTCTACTATTCAAGTAACTTTCGTTGACGTAGTAGTACCAACGCAATGCCTTTGGTCGATAATCCTTGAAGCTGGCAATAGCAGTTCCCACAGTTGGGTTTATGTCAACGCTCCTATCAATGGTACTTTCTGTTTACAGCAAGTAGAGGGTACTTGTACGTGGCAGGCGACAGTAACTGCCGAGATGGATATATGGGGCGGCCCATTGATGAATACCGTTTGTATCTGTCCAAACTATTCCTCCGACTTAACCGATTGCCCGCTAACTAAAATAGTTCAATTACAGATAACGCTCGAACTGAATTGGATACCCGGCTATGGCGGCTTACCAACTATCTACGCCTGTTTTACGGATGATACAGATGGTTATCCGTGTTCTCGATTAGACCTCGCTACTGGCTTGGATACAATTATCTTTTATGCGGATGGAACGGAAGCCGGTACATACGGCGACTATTCGACGTATCAGTATGTTCCTTGCGACGGAACGTTGGTATTAGACAATGAGCAAACCTACTACGAATACTACACGGCAACTTATGACCCGCTAACTGGCTACGAATATACTACTGATAAAAACCCCGGTGGTTGTGGCCAGTATTTTTTTCCTACAATTCCTTGCCCACCGCCGGGTACTCCGTTTGGCGGGCATGTTACGATAGATACTTCTGTTGATTGTACGCCATGAAATTACCGCAATTTGCATTAGATAAGATCAAAGCCCATAAGCCCTTTGACGTTCAACCATCGCCAGAGCGGCCAGAATGCTATGATACTTGCTTTGCCCATTGTAGTCGTTGCGATTTTAGAACCGATCCAAAGCAGGGGCAATACGCGGTATGCACGATAGATGGCAGAGATTGCGTTACTGCCGCCAAGAGCGGAGTCTGTCCGCTCAAGATGTTTGAGCAACCCTTAGGCAACAAGAAGCGGAACCGCAAAGGGCGGTATATTGCCCTATTTCGGGAAGCAATCGCTCTACTGCCCTCTAAACCGACCTACGAAGGCTCTGGCGTCTGTATCGTGGGAATGGGCAGATACTTTGACTCGGCATATATTACGATCAGAGTTTTGCGGCATTTGGGCTATGAGGGCAAAATAGAACTTTGGGCGCTCAACGCTGCTGAAGTTTACAACTGGCATCTTAAAGCCCTTGAAGGTCTTGAGGTCAAGATTGTCAACGCTGAAGATGTACTGAAAGAGTATCCGGCTGTTATCCGCCACCCTTGGACGCTGAAGCCCTACGCAATCTTGCATAGCGGTTATGGCTATAACGAGAATTGGAAAGATTGTCTATATCTTGATGCCGACGCTTACCCTTGCCGCTCTGATTTCCTATCTCTATTTGACAGCGACGAATACAAGGCGAAAGGAGCAATCTATTTCCCCGATGACGCCGGCTATGACCTCAGGCCCGAACAATGGGCAGCGTTTGGATTAGAATATAAAGACGAACCCGGCTTTGAATCCGGCGAGATATACGTTGACAAAGATAGAAACCATAGAGAGCTGCATACCGCCCTACTGCTATGCGAGCATCAAGATTATACTTTCGGAGTTGTTCATGGAGATAAGGAAACATTCCATCTTGCGCATAGATTGCTAGGTACAGACTACTCGCAACCGTCAAAGCGGTGGGTAGGCTTCCCGGCTTTGCCTTGTATGATACAACACGATTTCAAGGGGCAACCGTTATTTGTTCATAGAAGCGTCAGTAAGTTTCATTTGGCAGGCACGATAGGATCAGAGTATTTCAACTCTACTGGCCAAGTCGGCGATAAGCGTAACGACTTGATACCACTAGAATCCTTTTGTTGGAAAGCCCTAGAAGACCTACGACAAATACGCGGCAAGTTTGTTGCGGTTGTACAGATAGAAGCCGCCGGAGATATTCTTGTCCTATTGCCCGCATTGAAATATTTGGCGCGAGATAAAACAGTTTCATTGGTGGTCAATGAGAAGTACGCTTCGATTGCGAGCGGGCACGAATGGTTGAACGTAATACCGTTCAAAGGCAAGGCTCAAGAATATAAGAAGGCTATGTTACTTGCCGAGTCTGGCGGAGTACCGCGACTAGCTCAAGTAGGCTACGTTAAAGACCCTAGAGTTAGCGGCAGTTGGTCTACCGACATTTGGATACGTAGCGGTGTACCTATAGACCTCTACGACGTTCTACCTTTAGAGTTAGATAATAGAAACTCTGTAGCCGAGCAAGCCTTAATAGATAAATATATAGAAGGCGATAGACCTTTGATACTGCTAAATACAATCGGCAACTCTAGCCCTTACAAGTTTGGCGACGGTTTAAGGCAGACATTGGCTAAAGAGTTTGGTGATTATTTTCAGATATTGGATTTAGCGTTTGTCAAAGCGAAGCGGATTATAGACCTTATGGGGCTTTATGATCGTGCCTGTTTGGTTATCTCGATAGATACCTCAACGTTGCATCTAACCAATGCCAATAGAGTACCGACTATAGCATTAGTTAGAGATCCAGATGATACAGATACGTGGGGGCAATCTGCGCGGCGCAGCCATTGGATAGAGAGACTGACGTATTCAGATAGCAGCAACGCTATGGCTATTGTGGCCGCTATTGATAAACTCTTTCATATCCCCGGTAGAGCAGCGAAGCCCATAGCAACAGTTGCGGCAGTTGCTCCTAAAGAAAGCGGTTGTGGTTGTAAGAGAAAGAAAGCGGCGTAATGAAATTATCTATAATGGTACAGTTTCATAATGAGTTGAACTATATGCCTTATTGGTTTTCTAACATTTTAGACCTAGCCGATGAGGTCATAGTAGGGGTAGATACTTCCGGCGACGGTTGTAAGGAATGGTTAGATTTACTATACTTAGGTGTCCCATTACATATTGTTACAGTTGCCAACGATATAATTTACAGAGAAGGCTTTGCAGCGTTACGTAATCAACTTGTTAAATATGCCACCGGCGACTGGATACTCTGGTTAGACGCCGATGAAATCCTAGAGGCCAGCAGGCACGATATTGAAGCCGCAATAAGCGGAGCGGAAACCGCTGTAAGTTTTCGACGGCTTACAATGGTTACAGCGGCTAAACCCCATTGGACGCTCGATAACCTATTGCAAATTAAACAGGAATCAGAGTTCGTAGCCGATCCACAAATACGGCTTTTCAAAAACAATATCGGTATCCATTGGAAGGGTTTACTTCACGAAGAGCTTTTTCTACCGAGCGGCCAGAATCTATCAACGGTTGCTAATAAATCAGCGTTAGAGATTTACCATTATAGTAATCTGGCCCTACCCGGCAGGAACCATCGTAAAGCAATGCAAGCATCCGAATTACTACTTAGGTTAGTGGAGCATCCCGAACTTCGAGAAGGTATAAACCCCTATTGGTATACCGAGTTTTATGAGGCTAATAAACGATCTCTAGAAGAATATCGCGAAGGCTTTAGGAAGTTACTATGAGAGTATATACAAATATCAAAGCCGGGTTAGGCGATATACTTGCTAATCAGTTTAGCCTGTTAAACTACATTAAGCCTAACCCTGTTTCTATTGCATTAGCCAGAATGGTACACGGTTATCTTAATGGTACTATCGAAGAAATTGCTATCGTAAGAGATGGCGGCAATCCGGCGGCTATAGAACTCTTTGACGCTCTAGGCTTGCCGCAAAGAACAAGAGAGTATGTAGATGGATGGACGCACGCAATAGACCTTAAAGAACCTACCGAGATACAGCCTCTATCCGTTCCCACTCGACAACCATTGGTAGCAATACCTAAGCGTTATATTCTCTTTAGCGAAGTATCAGGCGGAGAGTTAGAGCGTTGCTTAAATGATACAGAGATTTTTAAGTTGCTCCATTCAACCGGCTTGCCAATTATCAAAGTAGGACGCGATGAGCAACGCGAAGATAGACCGTGGACAGACTCAAATGTAATACCTAGCAATATAAATCTAACTGGCAAAACGACGCTGCCCGAAACTGCTTGGCTTGCAAAACATGCCGCTTGTGTTGTTGCCGGCTTATCCTTCCATCGCGTATGGGCTTCGCTGTTTAACGTGCCTGTTATAGAGTTGGTGCAGGAAGACCGAATAAACGCCGCAATAGCCGAGCGTACCGAGATAGAATACCGCGACGGCTATTATGGCATTGCTCATACTGGCATAAATAGGTGGTTCAAGTGGCCGCTCCAAGCAAAGGAAATAAGAGAGTTAGTTTTTGAGCATTGCAAAATAGAGATACCGAAGCCAATAGTAGAACCAACTATTACCATAGGCGAGTTAAAAGGTTTGCAATCTGATTGGATTATTGATAACTCTGCTACTGATACGCATTTGATGCACCGTCAGTTAACCAATACAAAGCCGGAAGACTTTGCCCCGGATATTGTAACGCTTAAGCAATTTGAATTAGATACAGCGTTGCCGCTTAAGATAGTAGACTTTGGTTGCGGTATGCTCCGCAATACAGCCGGCCTATTGAGCCTATCTCCCAACTGGCAAGTAACGGCGTATGATACGCCGATTATGCTCGAAAGAGGCTACAAGAAGTTTGGTTTACAATCGGAGATACGTCGGGGGCGTTTATCTTTAGTAAGTTCGTGGGAGCATCTACGGGCAGAGACCTACGACGCTATTATATGTTCGTTGGTGTTGCAACATATTGGCGCGGAAGAACTAAAAGGTATCGTAGCAGAGTTCAGCAAGATGACTAGCAAGTTATGCGTAATAGGTCGGCGTTGCTTGGATAATGGCGATCCGGTTGTATGGCATATCTTGCGAGAGTATTGGCAGCCTACGAAAGTATTTGTCTGCCCGAACGTACTGCAAAGCCAACGCGGGGTTAGCCGCTTTGATTTGCTAGATACTTCTGTATTGGATAGCGGCGATAAAGAGGACCACCATATAGTTATCTTTGGGGCTAAATAATGTCTACTACCAATATCAATCATCAACTCAAGGCAATCTTTATTCATATCCCTAAGAACGCCGGAACCTCTATCAAGCGTTTGCTTAGTATGAACCATGCGCACTGGACCTTGGAGCAAACAAAGGCTACCTATGGGGTTGAATGGGATACATACTATAAGTTCGCGGTTGTCCGCGATCCTATCGAGCGGTTGATTTCTACTTATGAATTTTCGCAGATGGACAAATCGTATTACCACGACAATCTAAATCCGTCGCCAGATGGAATACATGGCGACAGGCATTGCGATTACGAGCTCGTCAAGGGTAAGAGCCTTGACGACTGCTTACGCTTGCTGCTGGCCGATCCTACGGCGTTGAAGCAGCCGGGTTGGTTGCCGCAGTCTCATTTCTTGAGCAATCCGGAAGCCGTCGATTTTGTTGCGAGGCACGAAAGGATAGCCGCCGATTGGCAAACGATTGCCAAAGGGCTAGGGATAGGGCTAGAACTGCCTAGGATCAACGAATCGGCTAAGATCGGGGAAAGACGCGACTATTATACGCCGTTCGTTTGTGCAGCGGCTAGCAGGCTTTACAGACGCGACTACATGCTATTTGGCTATCCGCTTCCATAATGAGCTTGACACGATAACCGCTATTGAGGTAAGACACGAAAACCTTACCGCCCTAACCGGGCAGAATCGAGTTGCGTTATGGCTAAGAAGAATCTGGCTTCAGCTGAAATCGCGAGTGCTATTGTCGCGAGTGCTATTGTAGAGGAGTCGCTTCTCGCGGATGATGAGCAACTGTTTGCGAAATATCAGGAAGAGCAAGAGGAACTCAAGGCGAAACTCAAGGCGAAGTTCTTTGCTCCGCACGTCGCGAAACTCGCCAAAGCCTACGAGCAAAGAAACGCGGCGGTTGCCGAGATAGTGCGTATCGAAGCCTTTCTTGCCAAGGCGGAAGGTCGGAAGCCAGAAGCGGCGAAGCCTACTAAGACTTCTGGCGGCAAAAGGATCAGACGCACGGCGGAACAGTTAGCCGAAGATGCGAAAAAGATTCTAGCAGATGGTGACGCTATCTACGCGGAACTTAAAAAGCGGAAGTCAGAAGGGCCAATACCATCGAAGGAATTGCAGGTCTATGCTACCAACGGAAGCCCGGTAACGCCGGCTCTTGTTACGCTTGTCAATGAGGGCAAGGTAACGAGACACGGCAAGGGGATATCGACCGCGTATAGTTGGGCTAAGTAGCGATAAGAGCGACAGTATTTAATAGTCTCATAAGCCCTTACGGTTATCCGTAGGGGCTTTTTCTTTTGAAGGATACCGACAGTCTCCTATTGAAAGTAGCCATATAGGTTAATTTTTCAATAGGAAACTATGGGTCAATTCGTTCCGATTCCAGCAGCAGGCGGAGTTGGCGTCAGCGGAATTAGCGGTATATCTGGCTTCAGCGGCGTCTCTGGCTACTCTGGCTTCAGCGGCAAAAGCGGGTACAGCGGCTTCTCTGGCTACTCTGGCTACAGCGGTGTATCTGGCTACTCTGGCTATTCTGGCTTCAGCGGCGTCTCTGGCTACAGCGGCTACTCTGGCTACTCTGGCTTCAGCGGTCATAGCGGAAACAGCGGCTACTCTGGCTACTCAGGCTACTCTGGCCTCAGCGGATACTCTGGCTACTCTGGCTACTCTGGCGCAAGTGGCTACTCTGGCTTCAGCGGGCATAGCGGCTACAGCGGCTACTCTGGCTACTCAGGCTACAGCGGCGTATCTGGCTTCAGCGGCTACTCTGGCTACTCTGGCGTTAGCGGTATAAGCGGATACTCTGGCTTCAGCGGCTACTCTGGCGTCTCTGGCTTCAGCGGTTACTCTGGCTACTCTGGCTTCAGTGGTAGAAGCGGCTACAGCGGCTACTCTGGCTACTCTGGCTACTCTGGCTTCAGCGGTGTATCTGGCTTCAGCGGTGTCTCTGGCTACTCTGGCTTCAGTGGCATAAGCGGCTACTCTGGCTTCAGCGGTCATAGCGGCATCAACGGCTACTCTGGCTACTCAGGGTACAGCGGCTACTCTGGCGTTAGCGGAGCATCGACAAGCGGCTACTCTGGCTTCAGCGGTTTCTCTGGCTATTCTGGCCCTTCTGGCTTCAGCGGCTACTCTGGCCATTCTGGCATAAGCGGCTACTCTGGCTTCAGCGGATACAGCGGAAGCGGTGTCTCTGGCTATTCTGGCTTCAGCGGCGTCTCTGGCTACTCTGGTTATTCTGGCTACTCTGGCTACAGCGGAGCGACGGGACAA